GCGATATAATATTGGCTGTCAATGAACGTGCGGTGGTTGTTTTTGAAATTCTTTGATTTGTTGTAGCTATTGAGCTCATAAAATCTACACCATGCAAGAAAGCCAAAACGTGCATGTGGTTCATCACGTTGAAACCACCGCCTCTTTTTTTCGCAACTATGATTTATAAGAGGAAGTTCATTTGAAAATTTCCGTTGGCAAAACTCGCACTGGAATTCGGTCATGCAGCTTGTTTTTTCCATGCATCTATCAGCTCTTTTACTTCACTGTCACTTACACCGCTGGCCTTTACAAACGCCGCCCAACTTTTAGAATCGTATAGTGATTTAAGTATTTGTAGCTCGTCGTCATTTAAGCTAGGAAACTTGTCTAACAGCCACTGATCTATTTTGCTGCTTTTTTTTGAGTTTTTTGCAGATAACCAAGGACGAAATTGTTTACTACCTACGCCAGTTAAGCATAGTAACTGATGCTGTAGCTCTGGATGTTTACTAAGATTCCAAAATCCAATATTAACCAAGTCGTTTGCAGCCATTACTGCATATGCAGCATTTGGATTTTGCATATTAAGCGAACTCATATACCGCATTAAGACCAACGGAGTGTAGCCTTTTTTCTCGTCGTCTGTTAATTTGTTGTAATAGCCAAGATCGCCTCGATCAAGTGCGCTTAACACGTCGCCAAGATCTAATTTATGTTGCTTTGCTGCGGCCATTTAACATACCTCTCAATGTAGTTTTTATTGTTACTGAATATATATGGTAACGCAAGTCTTGAAATAAATTGTAGTAGGTTTTATCAAAACATCATAAATACTTCCATCTAGCATTATGCGGTCGTCCGTCCGCGTAGCCCTAGAACGGCAGCAAATTTTAAGGAGAAACAAAATGGGACGCCCGATTAATAACAGATACATTGGCAATACCAGTGGATCTGGCCAAACAATTCAAGCTACAGCATATTTCACAGGTCTAGGCGGAACTGCAAACGCTTGGATATCTTCGCAAAAAGCAACAAATACCTATAACATGGTTTCCGCAACTGGGTTGTATGCCGATCGTGTTGAATTAACAAACGGCGGAGTAGCATTACAGCCCGGGCAGGCCAACATCACTGTACAACCATACGGTTATACAGGCAGTGGTGCAACTGCAATTGCCAATTTAGGAGTAACCGGTTATACAGTTACATCGGGCGGTACAGGAACATCTGCTGCTGGTTATATTCCAGGACAAATTCTCAGTGTAAACAGCGGAACATACAACACCAACCAGCGTGCAAATGCAGCGGTAACTAGTGTTACGTTGGGCGCAGTTGGTAACATTACCACAAATACCGGTTATACAGTCGGGGATACATTTACATGGAATTATGCAGGGTGGTTGACACCTACTGTAGTTACAGTTGCAACAACAAGCGGCAACGGTAATATCAGTGGTGTAACAATTACATCCGCAGGTACAACAACCAATATCAGTATCAGCAACACCACAGTATACAGCAGTGCAACTACAGCTAATGCATGGGCAAACACTGCCAACTTTAATCTACGTTGGGACGTATCCGGCTTAGCCGTGTACAATCAAGGCGATTACACAACACCACCAACTAATCCAATAGCATTTACTCCTGCTAGTGGTCATGGTACAGGCGCTGCTGCAACAGCTAGTTATGGCATATCTTCCACACGTATTACCAATGGCGGGTCTGGGTATCAAGCTGTAAATGCAACAGTAAGTGGTGCTGCTGGCGCAATTGTTGCTACTACTGTAACAAGCGGTAGTGTAACCGCACTGTCTGTTATTGCTCCCGGAACTTTCGGACCAACACGTCCTACTATTGGCATTACTCCAATTGCAAGTCTCGAATACGCCGAAGTTATTAGAAACTTAACAGTTACAACATGGTCATATAACACATATGAGTGGGTTCCAACTGGTACAGTTCCGCAACCAGGTCAAGCTGTACTACAGACAGCTTAATAACTGCCCTGCAAAAGCAGGCAGACTCAGCGAAACCCCGGTGATTAGCCAGAGCGAAATCACCGGGGTTTCTGCTGACTAAAACATTTTACGTATATCGAGGTTGTCTGGAATTTTTCCAATATCCTTTACGAAAAAAGCACACAACGGGTTCTCGCCGTCTGAAAGTGGTACCGCAAGAAGGTGACCATTTTTAAGTTTTGGAAAATACCATTTCACATCTGGCCAGGTATTGATTATTTCAAGGCGTAGAAAACTTGGCATATAACCTTTAATAGGATTAAAGCAGAAAACATCAAAATCTTTGTCCATTAGGTATACCAACGGCATAACTTCAAGGTCACCCAAGTGCATATCACCAATTATTACACTCCAATCTAGCGGCATCTGCACATTGTATTGGCCAATTCGAATGTCAATGCACGGGCTATTAAAGCTTTCAAGGAAAATCAACGGTAAAAAATAATAATCAACATCGGCCTGGTTTGAGTAATCTAAAATGCAATAGCGTAGATCTTCAACACGATCTGGTATTTGATTAATTGCATAAGATCTGTTGTCATGGGTTAGAATTCTAATCGTACTTCTCCTGCCGTGTAATTGACAGGTATTTACTTGGTATTCTTAACTATTGTTTAAAAAGATCAATAAGATATATTAAGGCAAACTAGATAGCAGGCCAGCATCTAGTTTGCCTTGCAATATGCGTGAAATTTTGCTACTAATAAGTTGTTTTCTCAACTGAATAGCTGTATTGCACATCGGCATAGAATTTTTTACGTTTTAACAAATGCCTGTTAGAAAACTTACATTTGCTAGAAATATCGTAGATTTCTACTGAGTCTTTGTCATCTGCTTTACGTAGGCCACGACCTATGCTTTGTATTACTCTGACAAAACTTTTTCCAGGTTCTACTAGAACAAGATTAAAGATTCTGTTAATTGATATTCCGGTAGATGTTGTTCCGTATGTTGCGATCATTATTGCGTTTTCAGCTAAATTAATTTCTTTATAATGCTCTTTACGCTTGGTGCTTTTCATTTGTCCGCTAATGAACGTGGACCCCGGCATCAGCTCATGCAATAATTCGCCCGTTTCTATCCTGTCAATCAGCACCAATGTATTACCGGTTTTGGCAATTTCCTGGATCTTTTCGGCTAACCATTGTATTCGGGTCCTATTGGTAACCAAAAACTTCAATTCTTCCTGATAGTTGTTGTATACAACAGACTCCTGGGTATGCAAGATGTTGACATGGCACTGGGCTAAATGGCCTTCATCCTGTAGCTCCTTGGCGGTGAGCCGGCCAATTATTGGCCCAATTGCGCTATAAAGACTTGCTTGATTGTATTCTTCTTCCGGTATTGTACCGGTTAATCCCCATCGAATAGGTATGTTGGCAAACGTAGTTGTAAGCAAACCATGCAAGACGTTCATGTTTTTCACACTATGACAGTTAGACACTACGGCCCGTTCTACTATATAATTGTGATCATCCTGTACATGTAGGTTGTAAACTTGATCAGGTTTACTGATTTCTCGGCGACTTAGCAGTTTCATATAGGTATCCTATCTTTCTTGCAGTTTCAGAATCAAATCTAGCTAGATCTGGCAATGGTACATTAGACGTTAGCCATTGTTGATCAATTAGCAATATTTTATAATCGTGTTGTTTTGCCCAGTCTTTAAGGACAGTATATTTTGCTTCCCATTTAGTGCCATTAAACAAGTTATAAGGTTTGACCTCAACTACAAGTTTATCAACATGATCAATAAAATCAACGATGTACACATAATTATATTTTCATACGTTGCCATAAAATACCTATATGTCTTTGACTGTATGTATTTATGTTAATAGTTGATAATGTCGTGATCAACAGTTATTTCATCAGCTCGGCACCACCCGATGGTGGTTAAAAACTTATGATTACCAGTAACCTGTATTTTTGAATGATTATCAAATTCTAATTCATACATCTTTTCATTTGTTGAATCGGTTAGATTGCAATGTTGTTTTATTACAGTGTCAACTTTGAATTGTTGTAACTTCTCAGAATAGTTGATAACCTGTTGCCCAGACGATATATCCTTTATTGGAATATATCCGGTAGGTGTTAAAACACGCATATCACCATTAAAACATTCATCGCATACCACTGCCACTAGATTATCCAGGAACACGGTTAGTTGTTCATCGTCCAGCGCATCCTTATTCTTTTTATCAAGTACGTTAAGGCTTTGCCATGTACATATGGTATGTGTCCTATCATATTCCTTACGATCTCCATAAAGCACTCCAACGTCTAGACCCACATTCCTGTAATCCTCTTCTGTTTGCAACACAAGGTTCTTATTTGGAACGATAACTATGGTACGGCCATATTTTTCAGCCAGCTTTGATAAGCTGGCAGTGATGATCGTTTTTCCTGCCGATGTAGGAGCCACAGACACGCCCTGCAGGTTGTTGATACATTCGTTGATTGCCTGCGCTTGATAATCCCGTAGCTGTATGGGTTGTCCGGCTGCCCTATGATCCGCCGGCCATACTATGTGGCTTAGGAAATTTTCATCAATTTCGTCAAACTCGAATGTATGATTAGCCCTTAGATCAGTTATGTCAAACTCGTATCCTGCGGCTACCAGCACAGGTAATATCTTATCAAGAAGATTCAGATAGGTTCGACCACCTAGCGTACAAAAGCTTGTTGTACCATCCCACCTACCCAGTTTGTATGCAGGACTATATCTAGCATGCGGTAAAAAATATTTTACCGCATTAACACATGCCCGACGTGTTACCAGGTCCAGACCTTCTATCTTAACGGTAACTTCCGATTCTATTATTATTTCAGCCATTTTCATTTCGTCGGGTTCCTTTTTTCATTCGCGGATATAATAATTATCTCAGCAGTTTTGATCATGATTATCCATTTATTTAATATCTTCTATACCCGCCACATTTGATATGATAAATAGTGTTGAAGCATTGGAGGATTAATATTTCTAATTATATAGTATATGAGTTGTGGAATCCAATAAAGGACTTACCATTTTATGTTGGATATAGTTCAAAAGATACTCGCCCATATCATCACATAGCAGAAGCGTTACAAGATAAATCAGAATGTGAGATAGGAGCCAATCCTCATAAAATTTTTACTATACGTCAAATACACAAAAGCAACCTTGCGATAGGTATAAAAATTGTATTGATAACCGATAATAAACATGACGCAATTTCAGAGGAAATCAGATTAATCAAATATTATGGTCGAAAAGATGTCGGGACCGGTATTTTGACAAATATGACAGATGGTGGAGATGGAGCAGGTACAAGAATTATTTCTGAAAAAGAAAGAGATAGTCGTAGATCACGTCTCAAAAATAAATCTTTTGAAGAAATCTTTGGTCAAGAACGTGCTGACGAAATAAAAAAGAAAATTTCTAATAGTAGACAAGGTGTTAAAACTGGTAAACCGGCATGGAATACTGGAAAAACCAAAGATAATGACGAAACAGTGATGAAAATGAGTAGTAGTAAAAAGGGGTCGGTACCCTATAATAAAGGCAAGAAAATGACTGATTTAATCCCGGACTACATCAATCATTTTACTGGCAAAACACACAGCGACGAATCTAAACAAAAGGTGAGCATGGCAAATAAAGGTAAATGTTCAGGAGAAAAGAATCCCATGTTTGGTAAAAGTGCTGTTAAAGGTAGGAAGTGGTATCACGATGGTGCTACTCAATTTTACCTTTTTAACGATGACCCTAAAATTGTTAATTTGAACCTACATCTGGGCAGGCTCAAAAATAAAATCAGTTAATTCTGGTATTATTTTCAAGGGTTACTGATTCTAATCCGACTACCCGCAATTTAACGATATGGCCAATTTGCCATGCCTTTATATCCAGCCCTTTCATAACGGCTAGATATTTGTTACGTATCAATCCCACTTCGTTTACGATCATGCACATGTTGACGATATCGTCTTCGCCATCTATGTATTTTTCAATGCTGCGATCCGTGAGCTCGCGTTGATATCTTTCCAGGTATTTCCTGTAATGATCGCTGCGCATCTTGTCATATTTAATATTTAGATGTTTAAGGATGGCTTCGATTTCCTGCAATTGGCCAAATCTATGTGATGTTATTCCTGACAGTTCTTGTGAATTTTTTTCAAGATTACCAATGATTTTGGTCTCATTTTGTGAAAGCTCAAGCTCGTTGTTGTAGTAATCTATTGCAGATGGTATTTCAGCAAGATTCTCCACTATCCGATTGTACCACATTTTCCCTCTTTTTTGTTATTTCTGCCCGTTTGCACAAATCGTGTCAACCGGGCAGAAATCTTATTATGCACGTTCTTTTATTCTTCTTCGTATTCGGCTTCGTCCTCATAACCATCGTCCAAGCTGCTTGCAAGCTCGTCCAATGCATAGTCGATGTGCTCGTCTTCCTCACGAAGATCCTCAAGCTCTTCCAGCTCAATATCTTGGTCTGTAAAAATCCGTAGATACTTTACCGCTGCATCATTCTTTTTTCCCGGGGGAATGTAATCTGTGAATAGTTCCCAGATTTCTAAAAGGGTACGATCAGAAATTTCCATTTTACTCTCCTGTTGGTTCATCCGTGTCGTCAGGTGCTTCTTCCTGTACGGGTGATAGTTTTGTTTCGTCCCATTCCTCCATAATCAAATCAAGAAGACTATCAGGAATGGAATTCTTGAAATACTTATGTTCTTTGCCGGATCTGTCAACATATTTTAGCTTTGTGCTGTCCTTTACAAGCGCGCCCTTCTTTTCAAACAAGTTAATTAGCCCACTGTAAGGGTCCATTCCTGAATCCCAGGGTATCTTGATCTCAACATTTTCAAAGGGCTTATTATACCTGGTCTTCATGATCTTGCAAGCAGCACGAATACCACGAACGTCGGTTACTTTCTTTCCGTCTTCGTCTTCCTTGAGCTTGCGCTTCTGCATGGCAACCACGATCGATGATGCATAAATGAAACCCTGACCTCCAGAAATCTTATCGTCAGGATCAAACATGTCTTGGCTTGCGTAGCTATGATTGGTCACCACCATGCCCACATCATACTCACCAAACATGTTCACGCAATTTCGAACCAGAGCTGCAAGGGCCTTTGGCTTGCGGCCCATATCACCTTTTAGGTCGCCAGATTGGAACTGATTAACGTCTGTTGGTGTAAGCAACATTCCCAAGCTATCAAGCACAAACAGTACCTTTGGGCGATCTTTTTCGTCGACATTGTCAAATCTTGTCTTATAGTCCTTCATGAAATCGCTCATTAGACGTGCAACGTCGTCAATCATTGCCATGTTGACCTTGAGCAGCTTGTCGTCGCTTGTGTCCACTCCTAGAGGTTTTAGCCAATTCTCGTCTAGTGCGTTTTCCGTGTCGATCAATACGACAAATATACCCTGCTTTTGTGCATTTCGTACCAGGTTACCAGAACAAATGTAGCTCTTGCCACTGCCACTTTGTCCTGCAAACATGGTAACCTTACCTAGAGGAATTCCTCTGAGGAAATTACCCGAGATGCCATAATTTAATGCATAATTTCCCGAATCAATCCAATGTTTTGGATCATGGAAACCTAACGAAATACCGGGAATGCTTTTCGTTAAATCCTTTCTAAACTTACTGATGTCAAATGGCCGCATGTTCTTATACTCCTGTCAATACAATGCTGTTGGCAGATGGTATCTGCCTAAAAAGACTGGGGAGGATTTTGGTCCTCCCCCTGTTTTTTGTCTAATTACTTTTGCTGCTGACGACGACGTATTGCAGCAATAATGTCATCAGGTGACTGCATCTTCGGCTTGTCCGCTGTTACGGTTGTGGCTGCCGGGGTAGCTGGCTCATCCCACGGTGGCGAAGTTTCTTCGCTAGCCGCAGGCTTTGATGGCAACCGATTAAGGATTGAGCTTGCAGTGACCTTTGGTGCTGCAACCGTTGTAACATTGGTTGTAGCATCGCTTGAGTCGTTCTCAGATCCATTGCTATCAAGACGCATACCGTTAGGACGATAAAACTGTCCCCACTTGTCTACGTCATACAACTCTTCATTTACGCTTGCTGTAAAAAGCTCCATGATTGCATTGAGATGTGCATCGTCTGGCTTCTTAGGAAGGAAACTAGAAAGATTCCAAAGTCCATGCTGTGCAATCGCATTGCGCTCGTCGTCAGTTAACGGACGTTCTTTCATAGCCCACTTGCTGCTGGCATAGTTTGCATAGCCGCCTTTAGTAGTTTTGAGAAGGTAGAAATCGCGTCCGTGGTCATAATCAGTAGGACTATTTTCAAGATCCTGATCCATTAGGATTGACTTAATAACATCAAACACAGATGGATTAATGATAAATCTACGGATTGGATTGGCGGGTTCTTGATCATCCTTGTTTGGATTCGAAGTGACAAAACCTTGGAATAGATAGCTCTTTTTCTTGTAGTATTTGCGAGCCATATCTTCCAAGCTTTTGTCTTTCCACCATGGGCGAATCTCGGCTGTAATTGGGCAAGAATTAGGCTTCCACATATCGGTACATGGAACTTGTACCTCAACAGGCTTACCTGTTACGTCGCCTTTAACACCAGGGAATGGAAGTTTAATAATAAGGCGTTCGAGCCAAAAGAAGTCGTTTGTTTCGTCGCCGTCTGGAAGGAAGCGCAACGTTGCACTTGAGCCTTCAGGATTGTTCCAGAATGGATAGATAGCGTTATCGCCGCCGAAGCCGCTGCCGTTCTTGGCGCGGTCTTTGTTAGCTTGCTGTGCTAGCAGCTTAGCTTGGATTTCTTTAAATGTTAATGCCATTGTGTGTGCCTCCTTTGTGTGCCTAATAATGGTCTAAGACAATAGTAGATCATCGTTCTGTTCTACTACTGACAATAGTATTTATACTAATCGGCTTGTGCAAATTTAAAAATGGCAAAAAAATCCGGTCTGTTGACCGGATTTCTATTAAATTCCTGCTAAGTGTTTAATTCTTTTTATATTTTCAGACTCTGTCATATGTGAATACTTTTTAATAAACATGGCAGTTGCATGGCCCGGCGGGTCATACGGCATATTAAGATTTTCAATATGTTTAAAAGTGTCGCCAGTTTGTTGATAAACATCATACTCGTTTTTTACAGTTCGAGACTCGTACCTGTCTCTGTCCCAAACAAGATAGTAGTTACCTATTTTTAAAATTGCCTCGCCAGGCACGCCGGGAATAAATCTAATGTCCGATTCTGCTTCTTCTACACTATGGTGTCCAGCACTTGACAACCCGCTGCCGTCGCACAAACGACATGTTTTACCGCGATGTGTACCGCTGCCGTCGCATACATGACAGGGGTTGTCACTGCCAACAGAACTTTCTTCATTCATTGCAGCGTAGTCATCATAATCGATATAGAAGTCACTGTCAGGATCGTAATACTTGCCTTCTTTTGGATCATAATAAACCACTTTACCAACCTTGGTCATGAATGGTCCTTCCAATCCAGCTCGAGATTGATATCTATCTGTGTCAATAGGTTTGGCTATTGACCAACCTTCGTTGATATTTTCATCGGCTGTATCCTCTTCTAAATCGCTGTCAGCAGCGGTGTCGTCTTTTATAGGTTCGCCAAAGTTCCAGCGTTTTGCACGCTGCTCCTTATTGTACACAATTTCTTCTTTGCGTTCCCGGTCCTTTTGTGCAACACCATACGCATCGCCTTCGTCGACATTTTCATCATCTGTCACAAGGGTTTCATATATCATCTTAAACCCTTTGTGATTCTCGCAATGGCTGAATCCATGTTTACGTCCATTTCCATGAAATCTTTCACCACAGTTTGAGCACCATATTATGTCATCTTTTGTAGGTTCACCATGATCTTCTTCCGCTAAGCTATCGCCAAATTGTGAAACGAATAATCTATGGTGTTCCTTTGCTAATTTTTCTTTGGCAACGGCTAGTTTCTTTCTTTCTGCTGAGATGCCAGGCGGAAGCTGTTTTTCTTTGCGCTCAATGTCAGCTATCAGTTTTTTAAGGGTTTTTAGCCTGTCATAATTCTCAGTTATGTCTGCATTATCACCATAATCTGTGTTGGCCGGATCTTCAGCAAAAATAGCTTCTGGAGAAAATTTATTTAGAAATTCATCTAGCTCAACCTCTTCTGGAAGAACAGTTTCTTCAGACTGTACGCTGCTGCTGGCAATAGCTTCGCGAACTAAATTGAGGTCTTCGTCAGTTGGTTTAATATTAGACGCGATCATTCCTGCAATTTCGGATAATCTTGCTGACGCACGGGGGTCGGCACATGCATCTGCAAGTTCGCGTATCTGCCAATGTAGTCGTTCAAGGACCTTGCGATTGTCAGGCACGGCGGCGATGTTAGGCTTGCGATGCCATGAGAATGTTATAGGTGTTGGTTGATTATCAACTGCTCCTAGATATTTGGCAGCAACCCCTAGGTCTGCATAGGCAGGGTCGTGTTGCCCGCAAGAACATTCTTCTGATAATTTTTGCCATAAACTGTCTGTCGACTGTTCGTCGAGAACCATGGACTGGCTAGCTAGTATGCTTTCTGCATTGGAATAGCCTTTTGAACCATGCAAGCTTGTAAGACGTCGATTAATTCCGTCCATGCTTTTGCGAACACCTACGGTCCATTCCGATACAACTTGATGCTGACGCATTGTATGTGCTGCTCGGCGCAAACTAAT